CGGCATCATCGCTCTAGACTCCGCACAGTAAGACTATCGCCCCCTCTTCGGAGGGGGCTTTCTTTTTTAAGGTATTAATCATGAAGATTGTAAGCAGTGAGCCATTACGAGTGGCAACCCTTGGCGGCACCGTCGTGTTATTTGAAGCTGGTGTACCCCGCGAAATTGCAGATGAAGTTGGCTTGTTAGCGATCCAGATGGGCGCTAAAGAATACAACGCCAAGTATGTTGAAGAAGAGGCAGCCGAGGTTGCTGAGTTCGAAGAAGTCTTGGAAGTACAGACAGCTGTACAACCTGACGCAGATTTAGTCACCTGCCTTGAGAAAATGATGGACGAAGGTGACCCAAAGAATTTTAAAGCCGATGGTTACCCCAAAGCTGCAGCAGTAAACAAAGCGATGGGCACAACGATCGACAGCGATGCCCGAGAAGCCGCTTGGGAATCAATACTTAACTCATAGGTAAATATCATGGCAACGACAGTACAAAGCGTAATTGATCGGGTACAGACAGTACTCCAAGACACCACCGGAGTCAGATGGCCAGTGGTTGCCGAACTTGTCTTGTGGATTAATGATGCGCAACGTGAAATTGCTCTACTGAAGCCCGACGCTTCGGCTATTAACGAGACAATCACACTGGCTGCTGGTACGAAGCAAGATATCCCATCAGCGGGCAACCGCCTTTTAAAGGTTGTGCGAAACATGTCTGCCGCTTCAAACGGCACAGGTAAGCGCGCTGTACGTCTTGTCGACGCGGAAGTGTTGAATGGTCAAACTCCTGACTGGCATGATCCCACGGTTAGTGGTGATGCCGCACACACCGATGTTGTGAAGCACTACATCTACGAGGAAAGCAACCCTAGAAACTTTTACGTGTACCCAGGTGTAAGCGGTAATGCGTACTTAGAGATTGTTTACAGCTCGAATCCGACCGCTGTCGCGCAGGCTGATAACTTATCGATCCCCGATATCTTCGCCAACGCTGTTTTGAACTACGTGTTGTACATGGCCTACATGAAGGACGCTGAGTATGCAGGCAACCAGCAGCGCGCTTCTAGCCACTTTCAGATTTTCACAGCATCTGTAACAGGTAAAGGCCAAATCGATGCGGTAACCAACCCGAATATGGAACGAAGAGCCCCTATGGGAGCATAAAAAATGGCGATTTCTTACGAGACGCTACTCCCTGAAATACTACCCATGGTTCCAGGATGCCCTGATACGCTGATTGAGAATAATATTCGATCAGCGGTTATAGAGCTGTGCGAACGTTCCAGCGCATACCAAGCTGAGCTTGACCCAATAACCACTGTAGCAAATATCTACGAGTATGACCTCGAGGCCCCAGCAGGCACGACGGTCCAGAAGATTCTGTGGGCGACTCACGCTGGCAAAGATATCGAACCACTTAGCTCATCGCTTTTAGAGCAGCGCCTTCCCAAATGGCGTGAAGGTAATGGCGTCCCTGAATACTACATTCAGCAGAGCCCTTCTCTAGTGTGGTTAGCCCCCGTACCTACTGTCACAAGCGTTTCAAGCACAATTATCCGAGCCGTCTTGAAGCCGACCCACACAAGCACGGCGTGCGACGACAGTGTAATGAACGATTACCGAGACACAATAATCAACGGCGCTCTGTTTAGACTCCTGCGGATTCCCAATAAAGATTGGTCTGATCTACAAGGTGCGAGCGTTTACGGCCAATTATTCAGCCAAGGTGTAGAAAACGCAGAGCGTAAGGCTCGAGGCGCAGACACAGGCGTAGCCAGGAAGGTTCGATATGGTGGAAGTTCAGGCGCATGGCGCACAAGACGTAACAGATATGGCAGAGGTGGTTAGCGACCCTATTGCAACGGACATCACCTGCAATGGGCAGTGGGTGCTCCCCGCAATACAAGAAATTCTAGACGCTAACCCTATGCTGACATTTACACCAGGTGATGTGTATGCAGCTTGTGAATCTGAAGCAGCTACGTTATGGACGACAGAACATGGTTTTGTTGTGACAACGGGTGAAACAGACACATTTACTGGGGAAAGAACAATGTTGATCTGGCTGGCTTGGGCCTACAAACAAGGCATGAATCTAGTAGCCAAGCACCAGGAATTTTTTGCTGAGCAAGCAAGACAACAAGGTTTTGTAAAAATGGAAGTCAGGTCAGCAGTCCCCGAGCTGAAAGACTACATACTTTCACAAGGCTGGGAATTAGACACCATTGTTTATACGAGAGAAGTGTAATGGGAAGCAAACCAAAAGAAAAAGATTATCAACCATCAGCAGCCGAGAAAGCGTCAGCAGCTGTAGCTATGGCGGAGAACAAGTACTTCAAAGAGAAGTACGATCCGTTGCTGCAAAAGATGCGCGACGCATCTAAAACTGACGACTCAGCTGACGTTCTAAGAGGTCGCGCCAACGCAGATACTATGCAGACTCTAGCGGGTTCCGCGAGCTATGACCGCGCGGCGTCTGGCGCATCTGGCGGAGCTGAAGCTCAGGCTTATCAGGCTCAGCTAGCGCAAGCAGATAAAGCTGGTTTGCAGATCAAGAACAACATGCAGCTTGGCGTGTTAGGGACAGCACGAGGCCAAGCGGCAGACGCTCAAACGGGCATGGGTGCCGCTGGAAATATGGGCGCATCACGAGTATTAACTCAGGCCAAGGCGAAACAAACAAAACGCGAAGCGAGAACCGCAGCCCTCGGACAGGTAGCTACTTCTCTGATAATGCAGGGCGCTAAGAATATGCAAACTGGTGGCGAAGTTAAGATGCAGGCCGATAAGAAAACCCCAATGAAAGACGCAAACGGGAACGTCATGCGAACCGAGAAAGGTTCGTTCTTCACCCCGCGCGATGCTGACGGTAACAAGGTACAGGGCTTCGGTAGTCGTCTCAGCCACACAGATTTTATGAACACGAGTCCTTTTTAAGGGTATAGCCGCTATGGATCAAATGATTAAATACAACGAGCGCGAAGCAGGGCTAGCCATGCGGCCACAAATCCCGACTGGTAGAAAAAGAATACCTGGCGTAAGCGGCGGGGGTTTTGAAGGCGTTGGGGCCATTGGACCCGCCGGAACCGCATTACCTGTTGGAGGGCCTGGGATAGCAGCCGGAGCTAATAATTACGGGGACTACGTCAGCAACCTGCCAAGCGTGAGTGATCCAGACGCAACGTACGCTGCTATTACTCGTAACGACTATCTTGATTACGTAAAGAACTACCGAGAATTTGAAGAAGAACTCTTAGAACGTGCGCAAAACGATACGTCCCTTATTGACCAGGCACGCGAAAATTCCACAAATGCGCAAGGGTTAATGTCTGGAATTGCAGACCGTAATGCGGGTCGCTACGGGGTAAACCTGACGCCTGCCCAGCGCCAAGAGCAAACTCGCGGCTTGGCTCGCGCGAACAACTTAGGCCAGGCTCAGTCAGTTAATGATGCTCGTATAGCTCAGAAAGAATTGAATCAGGCAGCTATTGGCGACCTAATTAATATTGGTCAAGGCGTCAACCGTTCCTCGTTGGGTCAGATGCAAAGCGCCGCTCAAAATGCGACCCAGCGTAAGAACGCCTACGATCAAGCTAAAGCAGCATCTAAAGCACAAACATACAGCACAATAGGTGGCCTTGCTTCAGCGGCTATCTTCGCGTTCGCATTTTAAGGTAACAGACTATGTCTCTTCTAGAAGGCTCATTAGCAGCATTACAAACAGGCCAGCAAACGTTCGCGAATCAATACGATAAAAATCGGCAGCGCGAGTCTTTAAAAATTGCCCGTGAGCAGCAAGACAACGCCAACGCAGACGCCTCCCGTATAGCGCGAAAGGATCAAGCACGATCTTTGGTTGGCAACATAAATGCGGCGATTGGCGTGGGCAACGAGTGGAATAAGACAGACGGATTAGCGTTACTCGAACAGCGCCCAGATATCGCTATTAGCATGTTTAATGGTGCTGATAGTGAAGAATACCGCAAGTTCACGAATGAAAAAGGTGAGACCGTAGGAGCTACTGTGGTATCGGTTCGGAAGAACGAAGACGGCTCCTACACACCAATGGTTGAGCGGTTTGACACTAAAGCGATAGTCCCCATGACTACTGGACGAAGCGCCGAAAACACCGACGTAGTAAAGCTCTCTCCAGAAGATGTTCAGAACACATTAAACGCACGTTACCAAGCGGCGATCACTGATGGCGGTTTAGAAAACACAAGCAGTTTTCTAGCTGTTGGATCGAGCATACAAGCAGTAAAGGCTAGAGAGGCAACACTAAAGCTGGCAGTTGAAAAAATCCAGAACCAAGACGAGCGTGCTCTGTTTTATCAGCAGGTGAATAGCATTGATATTGAAGAAGAAGGTGCGCTCGATGCACTCTTGGATATCTATAAAAGTGTTGGCGGAGATCCTGAAGCGCTAAAAACTGAAGGCCAGCAAAGAGCAGATGATTTGTTCTACGAAAAGGTCGAAGCCGAAGGTGGTTACCCTGACGGGTCACTCGCACAGAGACTTTTTGAAAACGGTGTGACTAGAGAGAAGTGGAATGCGCTTCCTCCCGAAGAGCAACAAAGGGTTGCTGATGGATTAGGCGACGGTCAGGCTATAGAAAACATGTGGGACAAGACTGTTGGCAAGTCAGCAGCAGGAGCGACGGACATCGTTATGAGCCCATTTGAAGCTGGGTCAGCGATTTGGGACGACTTTAAAAATAGTTTAGTTGGGCGAAAACTAGGTCTTTCTGAGCTTACGGATATACCAGAAAGCAACACAGACTATTCGTCAGGGACCCCCTACGTAAGCAGAGAGGCAAGCGACGCTAATGCGCGAGAGATAAAAGCCTCAAGCAGTCCTATTACGGTTAACCGTGTGGATGCCATGTTCAACGGTACTCCTTCGAATACAGGGCCTGGCCGTGTGCCCAAAGGGACAAATGTTCAAGGCGCAGCCCCAACCCCAGCAGACCCAGTTATTAGCCCGCCCCCATTCGAGTTGACAGCCAGCAATGTTCGCGAAGCTATTATGTCGAAAACTTCTGATCCAACAGACGAACAGAAAGCTCAAATAAAGAACCTCTTAAAAGCTAAGGGGATTGATACTGATGCTCAGCTTGAAGAGGCAATCAAAGCTAAGGAATTAAATCGCGAGCAAGGTCTTATGCTCGGCTGGGTGTTAGGTGCTACCGCTGAAGGCGACACTAATGTAAAAGCTGGTATTGCTCAAGGAATTGCAAATCTAATCGACCGTGGTGATCAAGAAGTAGGTGTATTGCAGCAAGAACAAATTAATTCAGCTAGGTCACAAGCTGCTACTGCAGCTGCAGCTTACCAGCTTGAGTTCGCTAAGTATGACGGCACTCAAGCAGAGGCTATAGCTAAGGAGGGCGCGGCGGCCCTTTTGAAAATGCAGGTGGACTTGGGCTTGATGGATAAGGAAGGCAATCCCACCGCCAATGATTTTGAAGCGGACGCCGATGATGCACTAATAATAGCTCGGCGCATTCCAGGTTTTATAGCTAGGCTCAAGAGGACAAAAGGCCCACAAGAGGCACAAGCTGGCATGCTCGCGCTAAACGGCATGCTAGGTTTGTATCTCCAGTCGAAGGCGGCATCTGATCCAAACGGTACGTTTTCCGGTGAGAATTGGAAAGATATTTTCAGGCAAGAACCTAATGGCACAATAAATTTTGATACAAACAACGTTCGCGTAGCCGAAAGAAATAGGGCAGGAAAAATTACAAAGATTGCCTATGTCCGAGACGGCGTCTTGAGCCAAGCCGTTACAGTGAGTGATTTAACAGGCGACGAAGCAAACGTAGCTGGTTTATTAATTACCGCTGCGGAGCAGAACTCTAAGAATGGTAAAACCACCTCTGATTAAAAGGTAATAGCGTGTCGAATCTTGGAGTTCGTAACAACAACTGGTTAAACATACGCTACAACCCCGCTAACGATTGGGTTGGGCAGACTGGCGGCGATGATAATAACTATGCAAAGTTCGATGACCCAGTAAGTGGGCTTCGGGCAGCTGACATTGTTCTCAAGAACTATGGTTCTAAACATGGCATCGATAACCTTAACGATGCTATTTATAGGTTCGCACCGCCCGAGGATAATAACCCCACTCCGGCCTATGCTAAGTTCGTAGCAGACAAAATGGGCATCAATCCAGATGACAAGATTGATCTAGCTGACCCTGATACCCGAGAAAAAATGATTGCAGCAATGGTGCAATTTGAAACTCCAGACGCTGCTAGCATGTACTCTCCCACCCTTCTAACTCAAGCAAGAGGTGGCTCGGCCAGTGACGGAGCTAAATCTTTTCAGAAAACAAATGCAAAACAAGACGCAGTAGCAGACTTCTTTGCCGCCCCAATGCCTGCTAACGCGCCGCAGCCCAGAAGGCCCGCGACTCCACAACCGACATCTTCTGATGCAGTGGCAGGATTTGTTTCCGACCTGGGCAAGGGTTCTGCCCTCACTCTGGGCATGGTTACGGATAATGCGACATATAACCAAAGCGTTGCACCTACAGGATTAGTAGAAACTTTTAAACGCGGCATGGCCGCAGGTGCTGAATCCATGTCAGCTGACATGAGCTATATGGGCGCGGCATTTAATGCATTAGTTGGCGACGATGAAGGTGTTGCAACCTCAATAGAAAACGCTCGAATAGCAGAAGAATTCGCAGCCTTACCTATGCAGGGCCTAGAGACTTTTGGAGAGTTCCTTGATGAACCTACTGTTGGCGGCGCATTAGAACAGGCAGCCTCGGGCACAGGTCAGCTGATGGCTAGTGTTGTATCTAGTATTACAGGGGCAGGTGTCGGCAGCATCGCTATGCTTTTGGGCAAAGAGGCGCTGCGAGGCGCAGGCCGACAAGCTGCTAAAAACATTATTAAAGATTCAGTGGAAGCGACCGCTAGAAAAGAAGCTACTCCTGACCAACAGGACATAGCGCAGGCAGCCTTTGAAGCGGCAAAAGAAGCTCACATAATCGCGCGAAACGGCGGGGTCAAAAAAAGTTTGAAACAAGGGGCGCTTCTAGGCGCAGGTGTTTCTGAATATGCCCCCATGACAGGAAGCAATGTCAGCGAAGCTCTGGAATCGGGCCTTGATATTGATAGAGTACAAGCCATCAGGGCGGGCTTTGTTGCGCTACCACAAGCGGCTATTGGTGTTTTTGGTGAGGCGGGATTAGTAAAGCTTCTTAGCAGAGAGGCCAGTCGGAAGTCTGCAGGCCCGAACTCTGTCATGGGGCGGTTAGCCGACGCTACTGGTAGAAATTTTGCAAAAGGTGCCGCGCTAGAAGGCACTGCAGAATTAGCGCAAGAAGAATTGGCAATCCGAAACCGTATGTCTATGGACGATACGTTTACTGAAGCAGACGCTAACTTACGACGTCTGAATGCGTTCTTTGTAGGTAGTGTTGGCGGTGGCGCATTAGCTGGAAGTGGCGCTGGAGCAATACAGGGCGCGCGTGAGTTAGCGGGCATAAAATCTGTCGACGTAGCTGCATCAGTCTCTGAAAAAGCTGCGGATATGTCTGACTCGATAAAAGAGTTTATGACTAGAGCCCGAGCTGCTCAAGATATTGCAGATGTAACCCCAGATCAAACTGCGCAGGAATCTGAGGCTGATATCAACGCTCAGATACTTGCTATGTTAAATCCTTCTAGCTCAAAAGAAGCTGTTTGGATTTCAGGCACTGAGCCCGACCCGCGTTACGCGAAGCGTACAACACCAAGAAAAATCGATATTAACGGGCAGACTGCTTACGCTGCTTTTGTGCCTGGCCGCGGCACAATAATTTCTACAGACATCGATGTAGTTAATAACGTAGTGAAAGGCGGCGCGACTGATGCCGTGCTGTCTGCTGCGCTTGGTTATAGCGCAACTAAGACTGGCGTGGAGACAGCAGTATTCCGTGTGTATGACGCGGATGGCGGCATAGTCTCTGAAGAAGCTGTGACTGTTGAACCTGAATCAGTAAAAGCAGCACAAGCTGCCGCTGAAAAGCTAAAGCCAGACGGCGGACGCGTTGAGTTCATGTCTACCGAAGACGCTATGGCGGATAGAGCACGTCGGGCTGGTCCTGATATACGTAACATGGAAGATGACTACGATGACCAGTCAGATGACCTTGAGACTGACCAGGATACAAACGAAGAAAGGTTTGATGGTGAGTTTGAACCTGAGACCAGGACTTATACTTTTCAGCAAGATGAAAAAACTGTCGACTCATATCAGGCTATCGAGGGCGACAACAATTTCGAAGGCGTAGAAGAAGCCCGAACAGAATACGCAGCTATGACTGGAGAAGACATCGACTTCAGCACGCCGTTCTACAAGCGTATGTCTGGCAGCATGTTGAGAAGAGCCGTTGCGCTGCAGAAAACTCTACCCGATGAAGTGGTAAATATAGCCATTAATACTGATGGTTCGTATCGAATCGAGATCCAGACAACGGAAGGCACTGAAAAGATCCGTTTCAGAGATGGTAAAGGTAACGATAGAGAAGTCTCTAAATCAGAGTGGATTAGCCTAGAGTTAAATAAGGCTAAAAGAAGTCAGCAAAAATTCCGTACGATTAACATCACAGCGCCTGGTTCTAACAAATCTCAACCAGCTAACCCTGTTGATCTTATGAATGCAGGTAAGAGATTAGTAGAGGCAGGCACTGGAACCTTTAGCGGTCAAGGACCTACCCAGTCAGCAAGACAGGGTCTTCTAGCTATGCTTGGCGAGTTACAGATGCAGGGCTATGAAGTAGACGTCCAAGGCGTACCTATCGCTGAAATCCTTGAAAACATAGCGGATCCAACCAAAGAACTAGATAAAAAAATAAGCCGAATTACAGTGGCTTTCGACGACGGCGGTAACGCTGTAAGTCTAGGTTATCTGTTAAAACCCTACGTTCCTGGTGCGTCGGGCATCGACACTAGTTCTCGTGAGGCCCAACAAGATGGCGACACACTAGAACCGTTTGAGATAGCTGAGAACACCGCTCGCACCGCTGACGGTATTCCTCTGACAGATTTAAACATCCAAGACCTGCGCAATGTAGATTCAGTGCAGAATCGTCCAGCAGGTAGCGCACCCTCGACTGGTCCAGCCAGAACAGCGAAACCTGCGGTTAGTATGGCATCAGGGGTTTCATTCCCATTTGGTAAAGTCAACGATTTAGTATCCACGCTTGCTAATCGCCTGTCTCGCGTTTTAAAGCTGAAGGTCCCAACCGCTGTTATTAGCATGAAGGGTGTAGATCAAAAGCTCCGCGAGACAATAGCTGGCTACCTCAACAAAAAGACCACTGCCCAAGCAAGAATCGCCCTGCGTAAATTGAACGGTGATAAGAAAACCAAACCTTTGGATTTGGGCGATCTTGAGGCCGTAGCTGCTTTTGTCAGAGATCTGCAGAAGGACGGCTTGTTTAACCCGAAGATGACTCAGCACATAGACAGCGTGTCAGATCAGT